CTTCTTCCTTTTCATCTTTAACTTCTTTTACTTCTTCTTTTTCATCTTCTACTTCTTGTTCAATATGAGTTTCTACTTCTTGTTCAGCAGGATTTTCTCTTTGTTCAACAGGATCTTCTTCAATAACTTCTTCAATATTTACTTTCATATCTTTTAGTTCTTTTATTTGATTTTCAAGAGATTTATTTTTTTCTTTAAGAATATTATTATCCCTTGTCAAATCACTAACAGCTTTATCTTTTGCTTTAATCATAGATACTTTATTAGCACTAGTTTCTTCTTCAACTTTTTGTTTAGAAAGTATTTCTATCTGCATTGAATAATCATAAATTGTCCTATCTCTTTGAAGAAGCATTTTATCTTTTTCAGATAAATCACTTATGAGTTTATCATTAATTTTAATTAGATCAGAAATCTTATTTTCTTTTTCATTTAAAGTTTTAAAATGCTGTGTTTCAATTTCAGAACAATCAATTCTTAGTTTAAGAATACAATCTTGAAAGATTTTATCAGTTGTCTCATAAACTTTATCCATATTTTTTTAGTTTATAATAAATATATTTTCAAATTTTTAAATATTTTTAATATTATATGACATATAATAAAAAACATTGTTCTCCACATGCGATGAAAATGAACAAAGGTTCATGTTTAAACCGTAAACTATTAGAAAAATTAGCATTAATTTTAAATGAAAATCCGAATTGTGAAAAAATTGATAGAAAATGTGGCGATCATGATTTACATCAAAAAATATGTTCAAACATGTCTAAGATATCAGAATGTAAATCAGAGAATTGTTGGTTAACAGTTCAAGATATCGTTCATAAATTAAAATCAGATGAAATTGATGATTTTAAAGAACAATTTAAACCCCAAATGCCGGATGATTGGAAAAATGAACCTAATAAATGGTTAAATACTACAGATATTGATAAAGTTATGGAACAATATGAAAAATATGATGATGAATTTACATATTTAGGAGCACATCCAATAGATGCTCAAAAATGTTCTGTTAGTCAAGAAGTTTGTAAGATAAATATTAAAAATTTAGTGAAAAAGAATAAGACTAAGATAGGTATAATATTTAATACTGATTATTCTACAGGACCAGGAGAACATTGGGTTTCATTTTATGGAGACTTAAAAGGTAGAAATCGTAAAAAGAAACCTAGTTTATATTTTTTTGATTCTGTAGCAGATAAACCTCAAAAAGAAATTTATGAATTAGTTGATAGATTAAAGAAACAAGGGAAAAGAAGTGGTATTAATTTAGATTTCTTTTATAATGATATTCAACATCAAAAAAAAGATACAGAATGTGGAATATATAGTTTATATTTTTTAATAAGCATGTTACATAATGTTGATTTTAAGAAATTTATAAAAAAAATAAAAAGAGATGAATTTATGGAAAAATATAGAAAAATATTTTATTTAGAATAATTATTTTATTTACTATAATATAATGGCAAAAACTGACTTACCTACTGGTTTAATAATAGGGTTCCTTTTAATTGTTATTGTTTTTTTAATAAATGATAGAGAAAATTGTAAAAAAGAAGGAATGGATAATATGCCTAGTGGTTGCCCAGCATGTCCGGCGTGTCCAGTATGTCCTACTTGTCCTGATTGCCCAACATGTCCTGAAAATCCCGAATGCGATGATATAGTGAGTTACGAATGTCCACCAGCACCTATTCAAGAATGTCCCGCTTGTCCTTCTTGCCCTGTTTATAGTGGTAATATGTATATGCCTACTGCAAGAGAAATTGCTAATGCNATTTTTCCAGGGAGAAATAGTGGTATTTTAATGAGTGGAGAATATTTCCCAGTTCAAGATTATATTGAAAGTTGTCCAAGTGTTTTATCAGCAAGTGGAACACCTGTTGGAGCAACTGATTCTATTACTACTGTAAATGAACCAAGTTATTATAAAGAATTAAGACAATATGATTTACATGGTTATGCTGGTACAGAAATGGTAGAAAGTAATTCAAGTGGAACAGGTGAAGAAATAGAAGATCTTGAAAATGAAGAAGATGTTGAAGTTGCTGAAGAAGCTGTTGAAAATGTTAATGAAGAAGAGGTTGAAGTAGTAGAAGAAATGGGAGAAGTAGAACCTTATAGTAATTATTCAATTTTTTAAATATAATAATTAATAAATGCAAAAAGAATTATTAATAATAATTTTAGTTTTAGGATTTATTGGTTTATCTTTATTTTTTATTAGTTATGAATTTCATGAAGATACAGAATTTGAAAAACATGAAAAATTAAGAAGAAGTGAAATGAGATTTTATAGGTGAGTTCGTTCTTATTTTATTTTATATTTTTTTATAATATTAATATGTCTTTATATGATAAGTTTCATTCAGATATTAATATAAATTATATGTATGATTTATTGGGACAAATAATTGTTAAAAATACTGGTCAAGATATAAAAAACAATGTTGAATTTAAGAATATGTTTATTGAAAATTCAAAAAAGATTTTTGATAGTATTAATACAGATGATATAAGTGAAGTAAATAAAGTTTTACTAGAAAATCATATTGAACAATTTACAGAAATGATTAATACAAGTAATCCTATTAAGTTAAGAAATATAGATGAAAAACAAACCTTTGATGATAGATATAATGATTTAATGCATAATAGGAATCTCCCATTAAATCTTCAATTAGAACAAAATAATGATAAAATGACACCATTACATAATAATAATCCTTTATTTGATAATGGTGATACAACATTTTTATTACAAGATGTTAAAGAACAAAATATTCAAGAAATTATTGAAGAAAAAAAAGAAGAAACTCCTATTATAGAATTAATTAAAGGAGAAGAAGAAGAAAAAGTAAAATATCCTGAATACAAAATATATAGTAGTAAAAGAAATAATATTCAATCATCAAGATTTAATTATGTTTATAATCTAAAGAAAAATAATATTGAATCATCAAAAATTAAAAATATTTCTAAAATAATAATACCACTTGAAGATAGTTATATTTTTAGTATGCCTGTTTTATTCTTAAGGATTAAAGAATTTGATATTGATTTAACTTTCGAATTAACTAAAGTTTTAGAAAATGATAATAAAAAATTTGGTTATTATCATTCAATTGAAAAACATGAAATAAATGTTGATGATATAGATAAAATTACAATTGATATTAGAGATGTTTCTGAAACAAGATATGATCACATAGATATAGCAAAAGTAAATATAATAGAATTAAAAAATAATGAAATACAATTTACTTGTACAAATATAGAGAAAAATAACTATTTCGTAGGGGATTTTATAAAGATAATCAATAATTATACGAAAACTTTTAAATCTATTGTATATCCATTAAAAATAAAACGCATAGAAAAAAATATAATAATCTGTGATTTCAATTCGAAGTTAACAAAAAAATATTCAGATGTCGATATGAAATTATTAAATACGAGTAATCAAAATATAATATATTTCAATTAGTTATAAAAAATATATTTATATAATTATGAATGATATAGACATGTATGATGATTATATAAAAAATATTATCTTACTATGTTTTTTAATTTTTATTATATATATTTTATTTTTTAAAACAAATAAAAAAACTGAAAGTAAATTATATGATAAAATATTTATGATTAATCTTGAAAAAAGAAAAGATAGATTAAAAAATTTTAATAATAAATACAAAAATTCAGATATAAGAATAAATTATGAATTATTTAAAGCTATTGATGGAAAACAAATAGATATAAGTAAATTTATATCACAAACAACATTTAATGAATTATTACAAACAGAAAATAATAAAAAAAGAAAATATCATTATCAATTAACAAGGGGTGCTATAGGTTGTTATTTATCTCATATTAATATATGGAAAACTATTCTTGATAATGATATTGAAAAAGCATTAGTATTTGAAGATGATGTAATCATTCCTAAAAATGTAAACTTCTTATTAGAAAAATATACAAGTAGTATACCAAATGATTATGATATTATCTTATTAGGTTGTAATTGTATTAATTGTGATAATAAAGATAATTATAGAGTGGTAAATAAATATTGGGGAATGTATGCTTATATTATAACTAAAAAATGTATTGATAAAATTTATAATAAAATGTTACCTATAAAACAACAGATTGATTCTGAATTATCAGATTTATCTAATGAAATTAAAATATATGCTACAAAAAAAAATATAATACCACATGCTGATATTGGTATATCAGATATACAAATCCCTTTAAACAATTATACTGTAGAGAGTTTTAAAAATTATAGTGATTAATTATTTTGATAAATAAAATTTACCTTTATGAATTATAATACATTCATAATCTTCTTCTCTTGTAAATCTTACACTATCTATTAGTTTATAATCATATAATCTAATAATTTTATCTTCAACAAAACGATAAAACATTCTTTCATTAACATTATATTTTATCGAATAACCATGAATATTTTCTTCATCAACTAATTCATTCATTTCAGGGAACTTTATATTTTCAGGATCTTCATTTATATTTTCAATTATTTCATGAGGTATTTTATAGCAAGTTTGAAAGATAGAAAATTTTGGACCAATTTCTTTATTCATAGGATGTTTTTTATTTTCAAAAAAGTTAACTTTATTTAAGACTAAATTAACATCGCATAAACGTTTACCATTTTCTCTTATATAACGTATATCTGGTTTTTCTTGTGAAGAATTTAATTCATAATAAACATATATATAATCATAACCTTGTTTTGCTGCAATTACATATGTATTATCATTAATTTTTTGAAGAAAATTTGTTTTTATTTGTCTTGTATCAATTGTATTTAAATTTTCAGAATTAACTCCTGGAAAAATTGAAGTTTCATCTTGTAATTTTTCTGAAAATCTTAAACACCTTTGATTCAAAGCAAAATCATCTCTACTATTTTGAATACAATCTACTGATGCTTCTTTAATAATATCAGTAATTAACAAACTAATTTTATTTTTCTTTTCCATGATATCAAAAAGCATTTGATCAATAGTTCTATCATCAGTTTCAATTTTAACACTCAATATTTTATTAATAGTATTATAAACATCTGGGTGATTTTGAAGAATAGTTTCTTTAATATCCCCTGTAATATCAAGATCTTTAACAGAAGGCCATAAGTCTTCATTATCTTTCATTGATTTATAAATTGTTTCTATACTATCTCCTTCTGGTAAGAAAGATAAATAAAGATATTGTTCAACTGTTCTATCGTTTTCATCTTCAAAATCTTTATGAGATTTAAAACGGATTGCTCTACCAAATACTTGATTCATTCTACCAAAATTCCAATAGGGTTCCATAATATGGACTTGTCTTACTCCGAATAAAGAAATACCTTCCGCACCAGCAGATGAAATTAGAATCATTTGGATATATTCACCTCTTAAATTTTTGATATGATTAAAAGATTCTTTATTTGCTTTCCTTTCAGTTGGACCTTCTGATCCAGTAATAAATGTATATCTTTTCTTTTTATCTGAATCTTTCATATCTTCTACGGTTCCTTTTTTATGATCAAATTTTTCATAACCATTTGCTTTTAAAATTTCTTCAAAAATTTCTGATCCTGAATCTTGTCTAAAATCACTATAATACATTATTTTACCTGTAGGATTACCATCAGAGTCTTGATATTTTTCTGTATTTTTAAGGATATTATAAAATTTAGGAGAAAAAACTTTAACATTTTCTTTTAAAAGTAAATCATTTTCATTCATATATTTATAAACTTCCTGTTTCTTAGATTCTGATTTTTGATATTTAAAATCGTCATTTTCATAAACAATATTACAATTTTGTCTATTTCGAATATTGAAATCTGAATTATTTTCTTCATAAAGATTATTTTTACTTAATCTTTTTAATGATTTCAATTTATCTTTTTTATAAGTATTCTCGTATTTATTCCATTGGATTGAAGACTGAATACATGGTACAATATTAATATTATCAGATATAGTATATTCTTTATATCTTTCCAATTGTTGAGCTTCTACAACTTGTGGCATATCTACAATAGATGTTTTACCGATAGGATAATAAGATGTAAGACCCATTAATAATCTTCTTAAAAATGTCTTTTTTTCATTGGACATAAGAAGATTTTCATCAAAGAAATATTCCATAAATGCATTATTTTCAGTTAAATCAACTTTTGTATTTTCAAGAATTAAATCAAATAAATTTTGTTGTCTATTAAAAATTATATCAGTATCTTCATCAAAAATAAATTCTTTTTCAGGGAAGTCACTAAAATTTTTATGAACTTCTTCAGAATTAGGTGAAATATCTTTTTTATCAAATACTTTATTTAAACCTTGATTGATTTCATCAAAAAATTTAATAGCATCATTATTATTAAATTTAATAGTTTTAACAATATTAGTATCTTTATCAATTATAGATGAAAAATTTGTTTTATTTCTAATAAATGATATAACTGTTCTTCCCATTTTTTTTGTAATATAAAACTGTTCAATAGTTGAATCATTTGTATAAAAATTCTGTTTTAATTCATTTTCTAATTGTATTACATCTCGGTCTTCTTTAATAGTATAACTATAGATATCTTGTTTACCTTTAATCATATTAAAAAGAATAGCTATTTCACAAGGTTCATTAACAATAGGTGTCCCAGATAAAAATACTAATTTAGTATCGATACTATCTTTAATCCAATTATAAAATTGTGTAGCAATTGGTTTTTTATTATTAATCATATTAACGAGATTATGAACTTCATCAATTACAATTACTTCATTTTTAAAAGGTGATTGAATACCTTCTTTTTCATTATCTTTCAATTTAGTTAATAAATCTTTTGCCATTTGTTGATTTTTCGTTAATCTTTTACTTGCTTGTGCAGGATTTAAGAACATATTTACATCAGCATTTTCTTCAATTACTTTTTGTTTAAAAATATCAGGCCAACCATTGTAGTGAATAAAATTATATTTTTCTTGAATAAAAAATTCTATTTGTGAATTGATAAAAAAATCTTGCACTCTAGTAAATGTTTTTCTTTCTCCAGTAAAATTTTCTAATTCACCATTGAATTTTGAGGAAACAAAAACTTCTTTTT